TTTTTTCGCTGCGGTATCATGCACTTTCTCAAATTTATACTCGAAAGCCACAGGGCTAATCACTTTGACATCGCCGTTCTTGTACTTAACGATGTAATCCCCTTCATAGGCTTTGACTACACAGCCCTTGCTCCCGCGTTTCTCGATAACGTATATATAAGGGCCTTTATAAGAAAATACCCACGCTAGACACTCGACTTTTATATGATCTATAAACCATTGCGGCATTTTCTCGAATCCCAATTTAAACGCCTCAACCTCAATAGGCTTTTTCATGTACTTTGGCATGTTATTTGCCCCCCTCTTCGAATAGCTCGTTTTCGGTTTCGCTCTCAATTCTTTCAAGCAGATGCACAAGCTTCCCCGTTGCGTCTATCGCTTTTTCACGCCAGTTGATTCCGTTGTCATCAACCATGTTATTAACCCTCGTCCGAATGGTCTTCGTCTGTCATGTCTTCTGTCGTTTCTTCGGGCGATGACGCAGCTACCTTGTCAGCTTCGATCTTTGCTTCGAGAGCCGCTAAAAAATCGGCGTCGATTTCAATTTCGTCAACGGCAAACGTTGCCGTAGCTGTGTTAAGCTCTCCGACTCTCATAGAGAGCTTTAAGTCGGTCAAATGCGTCGGCTGGTGGCCGTCTATCAAAACGTGATAATCGGAACACTTTAGCCCGACACTTGACAGGGGATTCTCTTCTTTCCTTTTCCGCGCTTCTTCCGTCAGTTTAATCTCTAATTTCGCCATCCAGAAAACACCCTTTCGTAATCAGCTTCACTCACGACGAAAATTTCAGCTAATGCCCCATCAACCGTAACAGCAACATGAACCATGCCGTTATGCTCGCAGATGACTTCCGAACGCAATTCAACAGTCAAAAAATCATATTTCCCCTTCGCTTCTTCAGGCTGCACCTTTATTCTCCTCCTTCCGTCGTTTTGCTTTCCGGATGTGTTTTATGATGATAAGAGTGATAATCATCGGCCAAATAACCGAAAAGAAAAGGGAAATGGCTAAGGCAGCTAAAAGCCCTATAAATTGTTCATTCTCATTACTGTGCTTGTCCATTGTTTCGGCGCAGAGATTAAAAAACATGATGCCGGCAATTATCAGCCCGATGATTCCATAAATTAATAGGTAAATCATATTTCAACCCTCCTTTTCAAGTTGTTTTTTCCACTCTTCATAGGTCATGTATGGAATTACGACGTTTTTGCCGTTGATTCTGGATATCCTTCTTTCTGGTTTCTGGCCGTTCACAAGGAAAATGATTGAACAACGGCAATTTATATCATCCTTCGGATTGTGCATGAAGCCAGGGGCAACCCCGACGCCGCCATATATCGATTTGAAAACGCCGTTGAAGGGCAAGACCTTCCCGTCAAGCTTTCGATGCGCAATTCTTGTTCTTGTATCCAGCGTACTGTCCCACATTTTCTTTAAATCAGCCTTTTTCGCGGCCTTCTCAGCGCTTTTAAGCCTTCCCTCGACTTGAACCCTATGGGCTTCCGTTCGAGCCACTCTGCGGGCTTTTGCACGGCTAAAATGGACACGATTTTCAATACGCTTTGCCATTTTGGTGTAGCTTTCGCCAGCGAGCAGGCTTTGAGCGATTTCAATGCTGATATTGTTTATGATTTCATCGCGAGCCGCTTCAAGAACATTCGGCAGTTGTAACTTTTCGATTGGGTTCGCCAATGCTGCGGCAATAACTGCGACCGTGGGAATAGTAAAGCCCATCTTTACTTGTGCTTCGAACTCGTAAAGATAGGCCGATCTTAGGTAATTTTCGACGTATTGCTTTTCCATTAAGTCGTTGATCATTTTTAGAAGCTCTCGATAATCCTTGTGAATCTCGGCCGCCATGCGCTCCATTTCTTTTCTGAAACGGTTGTACTTGTTCAATTCAGTGTATGAAAGCTCGCCGTCTTTGCTGTACTTGTCATACATTGCAGCTATCTGGTTTTTGATCTCTTTCATACGCCTGGCAAACAGTTGATCGATCTTTCTTTCAGCCTTTTCGATCATTTCGTCAAGGTATTTATCTATTTCATTCTGATTCTTCATCGTCTGGCTCACCATCCTGCGGCGCCTTATCTTCGCTGTCATCTAACGGGCGTAAATGCCGCGTGTATTCGTCCTGCTCTTCTTTCATCTTGTCAATTTCATACTGAACATCATCCACAAATGACAGCAACGAAAGCCGCGTCTCTTCGCTGACTAGGCCTTTAAGACTTCCAGCGATTTGAGCTTCTTCAAGAATGTTGGCCGGAAGGTTTCGCGTGAAGCCGAACCAAACTTTTAAATAATCGTCTTCGCTTGCTTTCCCCTTCGTCCCCCATGCGGAAAAAAGGATTTTGAACTGATAACGGAGGGCCGCCGTCATTTTTCGTTCCATCGTGATGCTTTTATTCTCAAGTGCCATCAGTTTAAATTTCATAGCAACGCCTGAAACATTACCGGCGAATGATTCGTCTGTAAAATTCACAGATTTAGCGAAACGGAGAATATCTTTTTCCAGCCTGTTTAAATGGTTCTCAATGATCGCGTCGTTGATGTCCTTCGTGAGATAACTGACTTCGTCAGTCTCTTCTAGCAGCTGTAGAATCCCGGTTTCTTTCAGCTTTTCTAAGGTTTCATCATCTGCCCCTAGTCCTTTCAAGACAAGATACGCCAGCCGGTACTGCTCAATCTCGTTGCTGGCGTCCGAAATTGTCCGGTCGTAGGCATCGATAAGAGACAATACCTTTTCAGCATCGCCTTTTAACTCTTTATTGTTGGCTAATCCGAACAGAGGGCAGCCTTTAAACATGTGGAGTTTTGTATCATCTTTGGTAAAAGCTGAACTATCCTTCGTGCTGTAATAGTGAATATTGGCAGAATCGTAAAATTCAGCTTTTAACTTTCCGTCGCAAGTCTCGTAATAGCGCAATGCGTATTCTGGTTCGTGAATATTGCCATCGGTTATGAAAACGACTTCCCAAGGATCGATATTTTTAATGCGCTCTTTTCCTTCCTTGTCCACGTAAGCAAGGCGGGCGCCATAACCGCAAATCGCAGCCATCTTCCCCCATTCGCTGTCCTCATCAGGAACGTGATTTCTCAAATTGAAATCCTCAATCAGTTGCTTGATCGCTGAAACATTCCCGGTTTTTGATTTGTCGTCCACCTCATAAGCGATTGGATGGCCGAATAGATAACCGACCTTTGTATCTACAATTTCAGAATCGAAAGAGTTATTCAGCTTGTTATTGACCTTGTGATCAATCCTCTTGATGCGGCCGGTCTCAAAGTCTTCATAATCCACGGCTTTACGTTGAAGAATTGGCACGCCGGCAGGTTCCGCCTTGTATCGGTCGTACAATTTCTTCATGCGGTCATGGTCATCTTTATGCTCTTCGATAATCTGAGAAATCAATTCCCCCGATATGCCCTTTGTTCTAATTTGATCTAAGAATTTTATCAATCTCTAAACCTCCTTGTTACCCCGTGCCCCTTGAGACTTGATACCTCATAATCATCTAAGCCGTACCAGATGGCCGAGAAAGTATGTGGATCGATGTTGAATTCGTCTTCAATGACGTTTCCGTCTTTATCCACTGCGAAAGTCAAATCTTTCAGCTCCCTAATAACGTCAGGGCATTGATCGGAGCAGATAATCTTTTTGAACCGCTTCACCTTCTTGGTGTATTGCAGTCGTGAGCCTTGGAATTTCTTTGCGGCCTTCATACGGAACCCCTGTTGCCGGAAGAATCGAATTGTCTTAGGCTCCGCGCTATCAGCTTTGATCAGAACGCGTTTAAGGTCTTTCAGGTCTTCCGCTGTTTTGTCGTCTGTCGTGTCGTTTTTGTAATACTGCCAGTAGATATATAGAATCTTTTGATTGTGGTCGATTGCCATGCGAACCAAGGCGTTATATGAATCAACGAAACCAAAGTCCATACCGTTTTTTAAGATCGGCCTGTCGATTGCTCTGATCGCATTCATAACCTTTTCGTGCTCCATCACTTCGAACTGCGGCAGGACAAGCTTTCCGTTAACGCCAAAACGACCTTTCCGGGCAATGCGGTAAAGGTCTGGATCGTGGCTTTTTAGGTCTTCCAGCTGCTCGATGTAGCTTTCAGGCAAAAATAAATTATCATCAGCCGTTGAGTGATGATAATAGGTGTTGTTTTTTATGATCGTTTTCTTTTTGTAAAGCTCGTCGTCGTCAAGGACAAAAAA